CGAGAGCAAATGCGTCAAGAGGCAGAAGAACGCAAATCCCTTGAATTAGAGCGAAAGCGTGTTGAAAAAGAAGAACTCAAATTTGTTTCAGAAATCGAAAAAGCTAAAGCTTCTCTGGAACAAGCTTCTTCAGATGAAGAAGTACAGAATTTAAAATTAAAGATTCTTGAACTTCAACAGCAATTGTCAGGAGTTATTACAAAGAAAGAAGAAATCGTTAACCTGCAAAACGGAAAAGCTGGTAATGTATATATCATTAGTAATCTAGGTTCTTTTGGTCAGGACGTCTTCAAAATAGGTATGACTCGACGTTTAGATCCGCAGGACAGAGTTAATGAACTTGGTAGTGCAAGTGTCCCGTTCAAGTTTGATGTTCATAGTTTTATATTTTCAAATGATGCCGTTGGACTCGAAAAGAAATTGCACGATATATTGAATGATCGTCGTCTTAACAAGGTGAATCTCAGAAAAGAATTTTTTAAAGTGGGAATTGATGAATTGGAAAAATTGGTTAATTCAATTGATCCTACAGCTGAATTTAACAAAACTATGCTTGCAGAAGAATTCCGTCAATCATCTGAACTCGACGAACCGCTCAGTTCTTCTTTGTATTCTGATGATACAGATAATATTTTAGAATAAAAGAAAAATCGCCCCAGTGTTGGCGCACCAGGACGATTCAGATCTCCGAAGAGATGCTCATTTTGCAAAGATATTGTATCATCTTCGGAGCAGTCGCACAACCCAAACGTTTGTGTGGCTGTTATTTTTGTACCTATTTTTCAATTATCGATGGAAAGAAGGATTGAAAATGCCGAAGAAAAGAAAGAAACACCCCAAACTGCCGAATGGATTCGGAAGTATCCGTTATCTTGGCAAGAACAGACACAACTGTTATGCAGTACATCCACCAGCAAAGATAGATCAGCTTGGAAATGTGGTTCGCTCACCTGCAATCTGTTATGTTGATGACTGGATCAAGGGTTTTACCATCCTGACTGCATACAAAGCAGGTACCTATCAGCCTGGAATGGAAAGGGACTTGTCAGTCTCTCCAACATCTGACACCGACACACTTGTAAGCCGTATTATTGCAGATTACAGTACAATCAAAGGAGTAGAGAGTAAACATCCAGAGATTAAAAAGCCAACCTTCAGAGAGGTATACGAACAGTTCCTTAAGTGGAAATTTGCTGAAGGAACGAATTATTCAGAATCCACAAGAAACAATTACACTGCTGCGTATACATATTGCGCAGAGTTGTATGACAAAATATTTGAAGATTTGAAAGCAACAGAGTTGCAAAATTTTCTCGATAAACAAAAGGGGTTAAAAAAAGGCAGTCTTGTAAAAATCTTATCTCTGTTCAATCAAATGTACAAATATGCAATGTTTGCCGAGATTGTTACTGAAAGAAAATCTCAATATGTGAGAATCAACGCTGTCGACGATGAAGAACATGGAACTCCATTCACTGAACATGAACTCAGAATCCTGTGGAAAAATGCCAATAATCCAGACATACAATTAATCTTGATCATGAGCTATTCTGGTTGGCGAATTGGTGAATTATCAGGATTGGAAGTTAATCTGAAAGAAAAATATTTTAAAGGCGGTATCAAAACCCAAGCCGGTAAAGGAAGAATTGTCCCGATTCATCCCATGATATACGATTTTGTAAAGACAAGAATCACTGCTGATGGAATCCTGCTAAATATGAACAAAGTCACCTACAGAATGTTTCGCTTCTATCCAATACTGGAAAAGTTAGAAATATCCGGAAGTCCAAAACATACTCCTCATGATTGCAGACATACCTTTTCTGCTCTATGTGAAAAGTATTCCGTCAGAGAAAATGACCGAAAACGAATGCTCGGACATTCATTCGGAAGTGATATTACCAATGCCGTATATGGACACCGAACTCTGGAAGAACTCAGATCTGAGATTGAAAAGATCAAAGTACCATTTGTGACCAACTGTGACTAA